TACAAGAACCAGTTCGACAACCTAGACAAGAACCAGTTCGACAACCTAGAGAGGTAGATGGATTGTACCCTCAAGGTTCTGCATACACTCCAAGCAGACGTGCTGAAATGGATGTGCTAGGTGTAGAGCCACCTGTCGAAGAAGTGATAGACCCTCGTATACAACCACAAGTAGAACCACCTGTTGAAGAAGTGATTGACCCTCGTATACAACCACCTGTCGAAGAAGTAGACGACTTTCAATTTCAACCTTCAGTTGTAGAAAATGTAACACAACCATCTGTACAACTACAACCAATGGCAACACCAATAGGCGATGCCTTACGTCAAGATTATAGAGAACGTAATGACTTACCCTTAGAACCAACACCAACACTACCACGTGAACAAGAAAACATGTTTGTAGAGGATATGTTGGGTGCGTTTGAACCAACAAAAGTAGCTCCTAAAATTGATTACAAACAAGCATTTCTAGGTGTTCAATATGATACAACAGCAGTAAAACAAAGACGTGCCTTAGAACTTATTATGGATGCCAAATCTCAGTTTGGAGCTACGAGTCCAGAGTATGAAAAGGCAAAGAAAGACATTTTACTTGAGTTGAATAAAATTATAGATCCAAAAGAACATCGTAAGCAACAAAAAGTTGAACGGATTATGGACAAAAACCCTAAAAACTACATGGCATTGTCTAAGACTGTTCGAGGTTTATCATCAGAAGATGCTGAATCAGTAATGCAATTGTTCCCAATCAGTAGTGATATGAAATTGGAAGAAATAGACATATTGTATAAAAATGCAGAAAAAGAAATTTCAACAAATCCTAACTTAAACATAAAGCAACGTAAGAAGTCATTAGAGTTTTTAGAATTATACTACATTGCAGTAATGGATGAATACAGTAACTTCGGGAAGTAACTATGGGCATGTACGAAGATTTAATACAGTATGGTATTGTTGACCCACCGAGTGAACAAGAACTTGCGCAGTTGCCTATAGATGTGTATCAACAACTTGCAAAGACACTAGAACAATCTGGACTAACCAGTGGTCAGTTGGAGCGTACAGAAGAAGAGAAAGAACGAAGGAATCAAGAGATACAAAACATCCTTGGTTATGGTCAGCTACCACAGTATGGTAGTGGTGCAGAACGTCGTAGAAAAACAGCACCACCACTTACAACACAAAGAGAAGGCACAGAGCCAATACCAGCAACAACAGCACTTCTTAGACAACAAGATACGACTGGTCAAACATTAAGAACTGAAGCAGCAAACGTCAATCAGTATATAACTGAGCAGTTTCCACAGTCATTGGCAAAAGCCGGTATTGATGCAAAACAGATTCCACAAGAAGTACAAGCATTTCAAAGATTGTTTTCTCAAAAGCAAATTGAAAACCAACAAAGCGAAACTCGTAAGACTCAAGCTGAGGTATTGCAAGATGCCCTACAAGAGTATCAAGACTTATTGAATGGCAACATACCTATTATATCTGAAGAAGAACTTGATCCAGATATGCAGTCCTTGAGTTCAACACCATTTGTCAATGCTTTCTCACAGCAGATTAAGCCTGGTAGTATTCCAAATTATACTCCAGCACAACTTGAGTATCTTAAACTTAGAAACACACAGAAGGTTGATAGGTACGTTGAGCAAAACTACTCTGAAAAAATCCGTAGTGCTCCACGAATGTACTATGTAACGATTGATGGGAAAAAACGAACCATTACTCAACCAGTACTTGATCACATTACTTCTAGTCCGACTGCTGCTATCATTTACTCTCCCGAAATAGATGACTCTATACGTAAGCAAGTAGATGATACTTACTTTGGGCTAATGCCACTCAAATTGAACAATCAAGACTATGGTGTAAAAACACATCATGCCAAACGCATGACAAAAGTAGAAGCGATTGATCGTCTTGGAGCTGGTCAATGGTTCCAAGATCCAGAGCAAAAGAAACGTGTACTTAAGAATCTAGACAAGTTTAAAGAAGAAGGTTTTTTTGAATCCAAAACAGGACTTGGTGGTACAGCAGAATCAGATTTTGGTTATTACACAAGACTTGCTTTCTCTCCATTAAATGCGTTTGCAGCAGTTGCTCAAAAGTCTGTAGAACGTGAAGTAAGTAACGTGATGGGTCTTGCGTTTGAAGGTGCATCTTATGTTGGACTGACAGGTGATTTACCCGAAGGCGAATCATACTTTGATCAAGACATGGGTACACGTCAACGCATGAAAGAACGTGAAGAACAAGCGTCGTTGTATACAGCTCCAGTAACGTTAGCCGGTGTTGAGTTTGCGCCCGATAGTCTATTGGGAGAAATGGTAGATGCTGTTGCTCGTAATCGTGGACACTTAGACTTTAATACAGCTGTAGCAGATGGATTGAACATAGATGGTGCGTTGAAGTTGGGTATGCAAGCCGGGGGTCTGAGTGCAGACTTCCTTTCACCCGACATGGCTATTTTTGCTGGGGCAATGAAAGGTGGTAAAAACGCAATCAGTATGTTTAATGCTCAAAAGGCTGTTTATGGTGCAGACAACTGGTATGCAACAAAGAAAGCATTGCAACAGTTTGATAGAACATTTACTTCAGAAGTTGTAAACGACTTTAACTTTATTGGGTTGACACAGGACCTTGTAAGTAAGGGTACAAAAAAGAAGTTAGATACAATAGCAATGGGCGATGTTCGTTTGTATATGTCAGATGATATGGCACGTAATCTAGAAGCACGAAACATATTAGAATCAAGCTCCAATCCGATTACAGATTTAGAACGTGCTGGACTCGAAGATACGTTGTATGGACAAACATTTAAAGAAGTTGGCAACGTCAATCAAGCAGATGAAATCTTTACAGCCAATATACGTAAGAATCCAAAAGCATCAGACATGTTCGACGAGTACGTTGAAATGCAAAAGATTCTAAAAGAAGCAGAGAACTTTGGTTTAGATGATGCAATAAGGTTTGCTAGAGAACGTAAAGTTAAAACCAACTATGCCAGGTTAGAACGCATACACAAACAGGCATCCAAGATGCCAGACGTGGGTGATGATTTACAAAAGATTAAGAATACACAACGTGTACTTTCTACAGTATATGGTCGTGGTATATTCTTTGAAACAGCACCAAAGATAGCCGGACTTGATAACATTGTTGCTATTTCTAGAAACACGTTTGGAACAAAAGAAGCTCGTGTAGACCTATTGTCAACAGCCAGTCGAACCAAACTGGCAAAGAGTATTCAAGATGTGCGTAACTTACCGGCTAGTCGTCAAATAAAACCAGCAGAGTTTGCATCGTACAAATTGTATGGTGATGATGTAGTTGGACAACAGGGTCGTGTAGAGTTGTCGTATGACTTAACCAACTTGGATTCTAAAAGTAAAGACTTGTTGTATCAAAACATAGATGAGTTGGATGGTACAAATACTTACAAGCAATACCTTCGAGATCAAGTCGACAACAATAGATTCTTTGAATCTGACATCAATAGTTTGGTGATGAAGAATCGTGATGATGTTGCACTTGGACGTAGGGACATCTTTACAACAGAAGAAATCAATGCACTACCATTGAGACAGCAAAAGTTGTTACTTGAGCCACAAGGTTCACAGGCACGTCTAGACTTCAAGGATGGTTTGTTTGCACAAGCGATTGATAAGTTGGGTGAAGGTGTAAACTTTTTCAGTCAAAAGGCTTTAGGGCGCAAGGTGCTTAATAAGACACAAGAACCATTGAGTACACGTGTCAACACCTTTGAGCAAACACGTATGATTGAAGAAGTACAGAAAGAAATGGGTGTATTGGATACACAGTTCAATCGTGACTTCAAAGAACTCACAGGTAATAGTGTTGGTGTTCGTGCTAAATATGTAAATGATCCAGAAGTAAAGTTAACTAAGTCAGAAGCACTTGGAGCTTTGATTGTTGGACAAAAGCAAATGGGTGCTGGTAAAGTTGTTCAACAACAGGAACTGGAAAACACATTAACCTGGATGCTCAATCGTTGTTTCTATGAAAGCAAAGAGCGATTGGTAACCAATGGAGCAGTGGATGACATTAGTGGTATTAGTACTGTGCTTAATGCTAAGATTTTCACACCCCAAGCATCTGAAATAATAGATTCTGAACTGGCTGAAATAGCATCGAAGTCTATTGGGAATCCACGTTTAATGTGGCAAGAATTCCAAGCATATGTTGATGACTTGGACCAGCTGTTAGAGTTTGATCCATACAAAGAGTTGATCAACCCAGAAACAGGTGAAATGTCAAGGGTGCGTTTGGTTACTCCAGACCTTCAATATCACAAGTTGAAAACCGTTTCCAATGTAGAACTTGAATCTATTATGGAAGAACTTACATTGGGTGCATACTTCCATGCAGAAGGTATTCGTATCAATCACAGATACTTGACACAGGTAGTGGATAAAGAGTTGACACAACTGAATGTAGACAACATCCTTGAAGGTGTTGATATAGATCAAAAGATGTGGGAGAACACTGTAAAGCACACTGCATCTGTTGTATGGAGAAATGACAAACCATATGCTTCTATGTTGACTGAAGTGCAAAGGGTAGTACAAGATACTTTCTTTGAACGTCAGTTGCGTAATCTATCAGAGGAGTATCCAGATATAGAAGTAATGGACTTGCACAAGGCTATTGAGAAAGACTTTAAAAAAGAACTCAAAACAGTAAGGGATTCATTTGTTGAAGAATACAAAGCAGTAGTAAAAGACATTAATGCCAATGTTGTACAAGAATATAAAGACGTAAGACAAGCCGCTAAAGATACTTTTGACGAAGCAATTGAAGAACTACAACGTAGACAGAAGTTAGGTGAAAAACAACTGTCAGAGAGAATACGTAAGCAAGCTAAAGATGCAATTGACAAAGTTGGTTTTAGAAGCGCACAAGCAACAAAAATACGTGCATCACGAGATGCTACTATAAAAAGGATGCGAAAAGATTCAAGTAATGAGTATTTAAAACGAAAGAAAAAACTGCAAGAACAAAAGAAGAAAACAGCAGACGATGCAATTGAAAACATACGTACTCGTACAAAAGATGAAAAGGCAAATTTACGTCAACAAATAGATGATTTAACAACTGGATCATTTGAGAACTTTCAACAAAACATGGCTGGAAAGAACGTCAAAGAAGCATTGGATTGGTACACACGAAACTACGACAATGCAGACAAGCAGTTAAGTGAGATACTCCAAAAGTTAGATGATGCTGCTATGAGTTCAACAGACATAGACAAAACAGCCAGAGCATCTATTGATTATGCAGAAGTAGTTTTGGCGAATCAAAACATCCGTATTGATCCAAGTGCTAGCCTTGATGAAATTAATGAACAATTAAGCAAGATGTTTGGTGCTGACAATGGCGACTTTGCAAAGATGATGTTGGGTGATCAATATGAAAGTATACGCAACACATATGTTCAAATGGGTATTACAAAGGTACAAGAGAACATTAAAGACCTTATACGTAGCGAGCCTAATTTACTGGGTGGTGTCAAAAAGATAATGGGCATGTCCAGCAATATCTTCTATTTCTTTATACTTGGTGTACGTAGTCGTTTTCATGGTATGAACTTTTTAACTGCACCACTTATTACGTATCAAACATTGGGACGATTCACTAATCCTATACCTGGTATACAAACTGTATGGAAGGGTGGTCGTGTTGGTGCTAAAAATGCAGATGCTGTTGCTGTACGTAGTCCGGATGGATTGACGTTTACAAACCGACAGATATATGAGATTATTGAAAAGACAGGTGTAAAGTCAGAATACAACTTTATTAAACAAGCATTGAATGATGGTTCAATGATGCGTTACTTAAAGAACTTTGAACGTCCTGGTGTAGGATTCAAAGGTGGGGCTAAAAAGTTTCTACAATGGTCACTGACAACCACTGACAACATAAACCGATTGGGTGTACAATCTGATATGGCATGGCGAGCTTCGGTGTTTATTGATGCCATCAAAGGCGGTAGCAGTGTAGAAGAAGCCAGTGGTATGGCCCGTAGATCATTGTTTGACTACAACGACTTGACTGATAGAGAACGTAAGGTTGCTACAAGTGTTTTTGTATTCTATAACTTTCAACGTCAAAACATTGTGTCCATGACAAAGTCTTTGTTTGACCCAAAACAACTTAAACGATTGGCACGTATTTTAACCTTGAAACGTGATGTTAATGCTGTGTTTCAAGAGTTTAATGATGGTAAGCGATACCCATATGAAATGTACATGCCAGAGTATGCACAAACTCGTATTGTCTTTGACCGACAAGAAAACTATAATAGACAAACGTTCTTAAAGACTTCACCCTCTATCCCTGTTTTAGATGCAGTTATGTTTGCAACAGACATAGCTGGGAAAGGTGCGATACAGGCTGGTTCAGAAAGAGTTAAACAACTACTTCGACCTGGTTTAAAGTATGTACTTTCTACCAAAGAAGACAAGTATAAGTCACGTACAGTTGATACAGAAACAATCAATAGTCTAGGTGCATACTATGACAGTCCTCAGAATATAGCCGATGCACTATCATTGCAGTTAGGTTCTAGAGTTGATCCAAAGTTTGTTGGTCATACAGCTATTGGAAATGTCAATGGGTACATCTACCCACTCAATGAACACCAACAGAAAGATTTTGCTAAGGTTCGTGATGTTGTTGCTCTACTTGGTATGACTACATTTTTTAATGATTATGCAAGACTTTTGTTTCCAGAAGGAACTACCTATGAAGTGTTGACACCAAGAGAAAGGGCTGCTGCATCAATTGGTTTATTGACTCCGATGCGACAGAAACGCATTGTAGACCAACAGATTATGAATCTACAACGTATACGTTCGGATTTACGCAAGCAAGAAAACATAGATGCAAGTCTAAGTAAAGGTGATATACTTAGTGGTGTCAATAGACAAGAACCCCCATTAGATGAAGGAGAAGAAGATGGCAAAGACAGGTAATTTTAATCATTCCAGCACCAACACTACAACAGTAACAGGTATTACAACTACGTTTGCTGTTGGACGTGTACACAAGCACACTCTATTGGCGACAGACCCACTATCAAGTGCAAAGTATGTCAACAAGATAGAAGGTATATATGTACGAATCAACAGTCTTACTGGTAGTGGAACTGCGTTATCATGCAAGGGTACATTTGATGCTGCTGGTGATGACATTTGGTTTCCAGATACAGAAGGAACTTTGGCATTGGGTATAACAACTGCTACCAAAGGTGCTGCTGTATTTGAGTTTAAGCTTCCAGTACATATTGAAGTAGGCAGTGACGTGTACTTGTTCTTCAAGATGTCTCCAGCAGGTTGCGTAGTGGACAAGACCACGATTACGTGGAGTGAATAATGCCAGTCGCATCCCCATTTGAAACAGGTGGGGGTGGAACTGTCAATCTTGAGTATGAGGATATATCCACACAGACTGATGGTTCTACCCAAAGTTTCACAGTAAGTAAGGCGTACCAAACTGGAACATTACAGGTATATTGGAATGGACTACTACAGTTGTTTACGGACATTGTAGAAACGTCATCTCGAACTTTTACAACTTCATTCACACCCGAAGATAACGACAACTTAGTCGTCATTTATATTATTTAGGAGCCTATCATGGCAGTACAAATTGGCAAAGAGCAGATTAAAAACAATGCAGTAGATTCAACCAAACTGGATGGTTCATCGAACTACTCCTTCTCTGGACAAATGCGATACACTGGTTCAGATGCTAACACACAAGCACTTGCAACTCGTGGATACGTAGATTCAGTTGCTGCTGGACTTGACCCAAAGGACAGTTGTAAAGTAACGACAACTGGAAACATCACATTGAGTGGAACTCAAACTATTGATGGTGTATCGGTTAGTGCTGGAGATAGAGTATTGGTTAAAGACCAAACAACTGCTTCACAAAACGGTATTTATATTGCCAATGCTTCTACTTGGACTCGTTCATCGGATATGGCTGTTGGTAGTTCTGCTGCCGGTGCTTCAATGTTTATTGAGCAAGGTACTCTGAATGGCGACATGGGTTTTGTTTGTACATCAAACAAAGGTTCTGACGTTGTTGGTACTAATAACTTGAGCTTTAGCCAGTACACAGGTGCTTCTAACATTACAGCTGGTTTAGCTCTGAGCAAGACTGGTGACACGCTAAATGTTGAGGTCGATGATTCTACAATTGAAGTATCATCAGATGCACTTCGATTGAAGGATGCTGGTATTACCAATGCTAAGATAGCAGATGGTACAATCTCCAATGGTAAGTTGACGAACAGTTCAATCAGTGGAGTTCAACTTGGTGGCACATTGGCTGCTTTGACTGCTGGTTCTACTGGTGGTATCGTAATGAGCAGTTACACCGGTACTAGTGCTGTAAGTAACCTGTCTATCAATCTGGATGGTGGTTCACTTGCTACTTCAGCAAATGGATTAAAAGTAGACACCAATGGTATCGCAACCTTGATGATTCAAGACGATGCTATTACTTCAGCAAAACTTGCTGATGGTTCAGTATTGACAGCCAGCCTTGCTGGCTTAGCAGTAACTGATGCCAAACTTGCAGCAAATGCTGTTGTAACATCAAAGATCAATGATGGTGCTGTAACTACAGCAAAGATAGCAGCCGATGCTATTGATGCCAGTAAGATTGCTGATGCTGCAGTACAACGTGAGCACTTGAACTCTAATGTTGTTAATGCTGCTGGTGCTGTTGTATTGGATGGAACTAACAACGACTTGAAAGTCGTTGTTGATGGTTCATCTATTGAGATCAACTCTAACGCTCTCCGCGTTAAGGCTGGTGGTATTGCTACTGCAATGGTAGCTGATGATGCTATCACTCAAGCTAAGATTGCCGATGCTGCTGTTGGTGGATCACAACTTGAAGATGGTTCAGTTTCTGGACAGAAGGTAGCTGATTCTACTTTGGCATCTGCCAAGTTGAACTTCGTTGCTTCTTACGAAACATTGTCTGCTGGAAATGGAGTCCTTACCACATTTGATACATCTGCTGCTGCTGATGGAAACATGTTGGGTGGTTCTATTGTATTCAGAAATGGTTTGGCAATGGGTTTAGTTGGTTCTTCTCCGTCTGGACAGGACCAGTACACATTGTCTGCTACAGGTGGAAGTGGTGGAAATTGTCGCGTAACATTCGGAACAGCTCCGAGTAGTGGCGATCAAATTACCATCATGTACTTCTCGTTGTAAGTTGTTGATTGGGGGATGTCTGTCATGGGCATCCCCTTTTTTCTAGGGGGTAGCAATGGAAACAGAATTAATGCAACTACTCATGAGTGGTGGAGCGAATGTTGCTTTTGGTATATTTCTGTATAAACAGAATCAAGACTTGCAGACGCGAGCGGATGAACGTGAGCGCAAAGCAGAAGAAAAAGAAACTGCATTGAGAGCACGGTACGATAAAGTCATTGATGATATGCAGATACGAGAAGCAGACATTCGAGAAACCATTGTGCAAGAAATGACAGACCTGGACAAAAGAATGTCATTGCTTGAGCAAAGTATGGGAGTATTGAGTACAATGATTAGTGAATTGAAAGGATCCTTATTGAGAGTAGATAACAATGCCAACTAAGCGCACCCCATCTAAAGGCAAACGTTTTGTTAAAGTGGTTAAGAATAAAAAGACTGGTCGCACAAAGAAGGTGTCCTATGGGCAAGCGGGCAAGTCAAAGAGTGGAACGGATCGTATACAGGCTGGAACACCAAAAGGTGATTCGTACTGTGCCAGGTCAGCCGGCATTAAGAAGCGAGTGTCAGCCAAAAAACGAAACGACCCGAACACTCCAAACAATCTGTCACGAAAGAAATGGCGATGCCGGGGCAAGAAAAGCATGCGTTGAAGTTGTGCTTGGGATATACTTATATTGAAACGGAGAATACTATGAACAATGAACTATTAAAACTCACTCCAGAACTGGTCCTGTTTGTTAAGAAGTTGATTCAGCACTCACGTGGTGGATTGACTAAAGATGAACGACAGGAGCTTGCAGCAGACTTAATCAACTTGTTGTACAAGGTATTGAAAGAACTGGTTGATACTGAAACTGAAGAATAGAGAACACCAATCTGACCCTAGAGCTGGCCGGCACTAGGGTCTTTTTCTTTTTTTGTGCCAGCGTTCCTCAATCATAATCATTTCGGGCAGAGTAACAACCGCTTCAAACATTATTTGAGTTGGGCTTCTGTCTTCAATGATAGAAATGACAGCGACTATGGCTATCAGATTGCTCATGCGTGGTTCGTGGTCAGCACGTAGATACGCTTCAATACTGCCGACACTTAGACCACTGCGCTCTGCCAGGATCTCCTTGTGCAGTGCATTTCGATTCATTACTTTATTAAGCCACTTGCTGAATCCTAACACCAGCACCTCCACTAATAGAAAAGGGTAGGGAACCACCCCTACCCAAACCTACCATGTATACGAAGTACAGGTAGGTTATTATAACATGTTTTTATTTATTGTCGAGTCTGTCTTGATGCTGAGCATACACAAGCTCTGACCACATAACGTATGCCTGTTCCCAGTTGTCGGGGTAGAGATACTTGCAGAATGGCAACAGCTGTACGATTGTAGGTAATTGCTTACCTTGTTGCCAACGACAGATTGTATCTCTGTGGCATCCAACACTTCGTGCCAACTCAGATTTATTGACAGTAGATAGGGTTGCTTTCAATTCAGTTGCGAACATAACGTTCTCCTAGTATGTTTGATTTGATTATTTGTTGTCCAACCCATTCAGCGCACTGTGGGACGACTGCGTTTCCGAGTGATTTAAGTCGGTCCACCCGATTGGGAATCCCATCATTTCTTCCACGAACTGGGGATTGAGTCGGAAATCCTTGCCAGTAGTTTTGTTGAGTCCGTTCATCTTGGCTGCTTCCACATTCAGACTGCCGTTCCTGTCCCACTGACTGGCTCCAGATGGGTTGTTTTTGGATTCGTTGACTGTTGGTGTTGGCAGTAGACCTTGCTTCTGAAGTTGCTCGTATATCACTACAGTCAAGTCCGGTCCTCGTGTACCTGTCACTGGGTGTTCTGCTGGTGCTCTTGGTCGCAGACACTTGTGTGTTTGTGCTGCTAATGGGGTAGGCAACGCAGAACCACCTACGTCTAAGGTGGGGTGCTCCACATTGTTTAGCAGATATAATCGTCCATTCGCAGTCATACCCGATTTGGGCAAGACTTCCAACAACGTCGGGTCCGCCCACTCGAATGATGTTTGGGACGTTTTCCAAGACCAAGATTGGCACTTCGTGTCCATTGGACTGAAACTCGCTAAGTATTCTGTGGACTTGCCACCAAAGACCAGATTTTTCTTCATCAGATAACCCCTGTTGCTTGCCAGCAATAGAGATTGACTGGCATGGAAAGCCAGCACAAATTACATCTACTGGTTCCAAGTTGTGTGCGCCTACATCGAGCACGTTGTTGTATCGTTTTGCGTTAGACCAATGTCGCTCCAAAACAGAACGACAGAATGGCTCTTTCTCTACTTGCCAGGCTGTTTGGAGCTGACCTTTGAAGGCGCGTTCTAGCCCCAACTCTAGCCCACCGATGCCTGAGAACAAACTACCCATCTTTAGCATCATCGCCCCCAAACTCGTTGTCCCAGTCAGTCTTAATCTTGGATGCCAACGCACCCAGATGCTTACACATGGACCCACGGTACTGGTGATCGGGACATGTACATGTGTATCCATTGTCATCAATCACACAGGTCCATCGTGGTGTATGCCCAACCATGCTACCATCCGATAGCATGTTGGTCTTGAGTTCTTTCTGAACATTGTCTACTCGGTCATCATCGAAGAAGCCCTTGAGTTTCCAATGCTCTGTGATGTGCTCAATGGTTTCACTGATCTTCATGGTCGCATCCCCAGTTCTTATCAATCCACAGCATGATTGCATCTAGGTTGACGTGCTCATAGAACTTCAGTTCTGGATGGTAGATGGAGACATGGAAGTATACGTTGTTCTCTAGGTCAGATTCGACGTAGAGTAGGTGATGATGTTCAACTGACTGTCGTGCATAGTATGGGTGCATCCATCCACGTTCACCTGTGAAGTTTGGTGGTGTGGTGTCGGGGCAGTATACCCATCCATAGTCGCTCAAGATTTGGTTGATCTCCTCAATCTTAACACGGAGCTTCGCGAAGCTGGCTACGGTTCCAAATGGTTTAAGGTTGATACTGTGCCAGTGCTCTAACAGTTTGTCTATGTTCCGTGTCTCGTTCTGAGCCACAAGCATTGCAAACGTTTTCTCTAACGTTGCTCTGGTAGAGTTGTTGCTGGTGTTGGTAATGATGTATTGAAAGTCTTCTAAGAAAGACATGGTTTACTCCGTTGTGGTTGGTAGGTTTACCAGATGCAATCATCTGGGTCAGTGTTATTATTGTAGTGTGTTGTCGTAGGTTGTGCAACTGGTTGTACAGGTTTTGTTGGAAATCTCATTACACGTTTAGCATCCGGTGATACATGGATTCCCTGTGTAATGAGTTCAACGTACTTCTCATATGGGTTTGGAATACCCTCTGCTTTCTTCTCTGCCATGTGCTGAAGCATCTTGGTGTGGTTGTGTGGTTCACGTTGCTTCATGGTTAGAAACGGTTGTGAGCCATTGCTCTGATGCCATGCCACAATAGTCATGCTACCATCCAGATGTTTGCTGTTAGACAGTTCTTCTACACATTGCATCACAGGATACTTTGACTTCGCTCCAGTACAGGTGCATCGGGCTATGCCTTTGTATGCCTTGAGTTTACCCGTTTCTCGAACCAGGTATTGATAGGCTACTTCGATGATGCCTTCTCTCTCAATGCAGTTCTCACAGAACCTGTAGTCATTGAGCACCAGCCCACTGCCACCCATTTCCTTGATGACTGCTTGGACTTCCTCGATGACATGACCGAGTGTTGGTGGGTACACCCACTTCTTAGTACATACCCTCATCATTGAATCCCAAAGGACCTTGTCTTTCACCTTGTCTAGAGAGTGAGTCCATACTGGTGCAATGCTGTCCTTCCACTCTGGTTTTTTATTGAATGTGGCCATGAACATATCCATCGCCATGTCTATTCCTCTCTGTGTAGCCATTACTCACCTCCAACTAGGTTGCCATTCTCATCGAATGTAGGAATCGTAGAACGTCGTCTGACGCTCTTTGGTAGTGCTGGCAGTGTCTTGACCTGTGTAAGAGCATAGTTGGCATCCAGCTTCTTACTAGACACGATTACTGCCGGATTAACCATACCATTGTCACGTAGGTATTTGGCTCGATAGTGATCTGCCTTGAATACCCAGTCCATTACTGCTCTTGCCTTCTCAATCGCTCCAGTTCTAACCACACGAGCTAGAGTGCCTAGGTCGTATGCTGATACCAAACCATACTCCCCGCCATTGTCCTCCAGTAGGTCTATCCAATAACCGAATAGAGTCAGTAGTGGTTGATTGGTTTTGCAGTAGTCGAACAGCTGTGGCTTCACGGATGTGTCTACTGGTATTGGCATATTATTCAGAAGGAGAACTTTACCTTCCCCAACAGCACCAACACTAATATTTTTAGTATTACTATTAGTGTTGGTGTTGGTTAAAGGAATTAAATTTTCGGCTACTATATTAGTACTAATACTATTAGTAATATTAGTGCAACATCTGTGCCAAAGTTTGAACACGTCCTCCACACTCTCTAGAACGTCGAAGTTACCGTTGGATGTTGTCACCTTGCATCCCTTCAGATTGGGTGTCACTTGTACTATAGAGTTTGCACTACATATAGTGAGTTCTCTATTGGTACTGGTTAATCTGAGAATCATTGCTCACCTGCCTGTTCCATGCTTATTGTGTTGAGCATAATGTTGTATCCTTGATTGGAAGCGGTTGGATATAGAGTATCAGCCAGTCGCATAACGTATTGTCGTTGGGGTACTTGAATACCGTCTACCCATGCTCTTAGAGTGTAGATGGATACACCACACAGTTCTGCAACCTCATGTGGTGTATGCTTTGAATCTTTAATGGCTCTAGTCAACATTTCTGTAAATAGAATCATTGCTCACCTCCAACCAGTTCACACCATGTCCAATCCAGCATGTCATCGTGGTGGTAGTTGTCGACCACCCAGTCGACTGGGCAGTCGCAGAATACAATGTGCTGACGCACTCTGTGGTTGTTCATGGTTATGGTAATTACGTAGATAGTCATTCGTTTACTCCGTTGGTAGGTTGATGGTTTACAGTGGTAGGTCGATGGTTCGGGTTTTAAATGATATGTAGACGTTTTCTTCTCGTCTAGATGACGTGTACAGCGACCAATGGGATACGTTCCACATTGTGGCACTACACAACTCATGTTCTGCAAGCTCCGCAGCAGTTACGTTGAGGTCCTCAAGAAGCTCTAGTGCAAATGATTGGGCTTCGTGTTGGTCGCTGAATACTGAACTACTGGGGTCACCGTAGTCACGTCTGTCAAGCCATTGAATGATATAAATAGTCATGGTTTACTCCATATTGGTTGGTAGGTATGTACAGTTGTTGTGTACCTACCTATAGTATTCTATCTACATACGTATGTCAAACAAATAAGTACAGTTTTTTTTCCTATACACCAACACCACCACTACTACCGATACTAAAACTATTAAACACGCTCCAATGAAACACGCTCCAATGAAGGGTACTCCAGCACTTGGGGTGGGGGGTCAGCTGGTGATGGCCTACCCTTTGGGTTCCTTCTATTGTTGCGGTTGCAGCGATGTCAACGAATTGTCAAAGGTTGTTTAAGTGCTCTTTTATTGTTGCATATGTAGATAGAACACTATAGAATACTAGTATGAATTACAATTCTGTTGTTCATAACCTACCAACCCTATCGGAGTTACTACCATGAAAAAATTTGAAATTGTCGATCTTATTGAGGATCTCGGATTCCAATCCTTAGCAAATTGGTTAGATTCAAACGAATGTACTTATTCAGAGGCAATCAATCACATTCGCTATGAACGCACTATTCAATCAGAAGAAGAATTTCCTATTGAAATTTTCAATCAAGTGTTTGATTTAATCGAACTTTTCTTTAACCTACCAACCAAAAAGGAGTCCATTATGGATTTAAACCAATATCAAAAAGTCCGCATGCTATGCGGTGTCAATACTCGAGTAATCACTTGCAAATATTTAGGACCTACGAATACCCAAGGGTCAAGAATTAAACTGTACGACCGCCATTTTAAACAGTCTGTAACCATCTCTTACAACTATGAGTTCTCAAACGCTGTTGAAGGTGCTGTAGATTATTTATTGACCCTTGGATTTGATGTTGTAGGCATGAATTCTAGTGCCATTAGAGAAGAGTACATTATCATTGTAAACAATTGGGACTGTGAACAACAGCTGGTAGAGCTGGTAGAGGTGACAAAATGAGCATGACAAAAATGATACCGTACCTCGAATACAATACAATCGTAAATGATTATTTTAACCGTGTTGATTTGGAAATTACGGAGGTCTCAGAACATGACTACATGATACCTACCACCCGTTATGAATTGCAGTTTGATTGGAGGGGCGTGTCTGTTGGAATGTCTGTTTTCGACGACCGTTTACAATTGATTCAATCTAACGGTGGCGGGTGTTCGATCTCGTTTACATGGTGTGCATTTCCTGACCATTGTTGTCCAGTGGGTGATTTTTCTTACAGTCGTTTTGATGATGTGAGCTTTCGATGTTGGTTTTCTAATACTGTTATTAGAATGATTAATGAGATGTTGAAGGGGGGTGAGGTATGAATGGAGTTACCATCTATTTTGGTTACCATCTTGAACACTTCACACACATTAAAATAGAATTGGATCCAACTTACGATTCAATTGAGAATTGTATATTGGATCACTTGATTGAGGAGTTTTGGATGCAAAATCAATACTTCCTGATCCTGATTGACGGGGTTCCTTACGAGTGGGAGGTGATAAGTGTTAAATGATTGGATTGATTACGCAATATTCTTCTTGATTCCCTTTGCGGTATATTCTGTTTTCTTGATACTCGGTGTCATTGCTAGGTGGATGTTATGAAGGATGAAACAATTATATTTTACATATTGTTATTTTTATTGATAGGTTGCTGAAACAATCAAAACAATAAAACTCTGAAACTCTCATTACTTGCATAGTGAGAGTTTTTTTGTGTATATTGTTTCTGTAACTATGAAACAATTGATACTGTAAAATCTCAAAGGATAGCACGAAATGAGTACACACGACCGTAACACACCGAAACGAAACAATACCTACTTAATCAAACCACACAATCAAATAGCAAAGTGTATAAAGACTGAATCTATAACGGGGTTACTATGGGCGTTTATACAACTTGCACAACATGAAATTAAACACACAGGAAAAACCGAAACATTCACAGGTTCTGAACTCAATAAGTTTGTTACTCTGTTGCATACTAGGGAGGTAGAATCGAAACTCTCACAACCTGAAACAATGGACGTTTCGGCTGTTTCGGAATGGTTAGAGAAAACGAAACAATGACACACAATGTGTTTCACCAAACACCCCGTAACACACTAAGTTTCGACACAATGAAACTGGACATGTTTCACCCAGCACCCCGAAACTCATTATGTTTCGACACAATGAAACAATGAAACTCTCAATCGTTGGGACGTTTTGGTTTGGGGTCCGTTGGCTGCTAACTATAAACAACTTAGATAAAAGAATAGTATCGCCCTATTGCTTTGATTCTATGATATCGCCGGTGTAGATTGGATGGGGTCGAATACGCCCGTACACATACCTCGTATGTGTTACAGTATGTAGACCTCTCCAACTACACAAGATAGCAGGTCGAACGTCATAGGTCTTTTATCGCGCCTTACTTAACAACATGGAATAACCTATAGAGGAATCAATCCCCTATAGGTTGAAGGTTTACGGTAAACGAGACATTGCTATAATCAATGCAATTAGTGTAGGTACTGTTAAGAGTGTAGGGATTATTACAATGCATAATAGTTCAATGAAATCATTGTTTGAGTTTTTCATGTTGTATCCTGTGATTGGTAGGTTAATCCCTTTTGAATGGTAGGGAGTTGTATACGGCTGAACACAAACCCTTTTGTGTTATAGTATACAGAACTCACGCACAGGAAACAGGGGTAACCGGCTATCATTGTACCACTGTATAAGGCATCAATAACAGAATACTATTGCATGCTATGTCGATTCGTTGTATGCTTTCTATAGGCTGCTATACAATACACCTTGTAGACGTTGTACCTAGTTCTTTAGTAGGGAGTCATGGGAGGGAGGGACATACCAGCCCATGACACTTTTTAAGGAGTAGGATGAACGATATACAAAAGCAACTATATACAGTATTCCAGGATCCATTTGAGTTTATCAGTAGACTTAACATAGTATCCAAAGAGGGTCGTGTAGTACCTCTGAGACTCAATGCAGAACAGATAGACATCATCAACGCATTAGAAGAAGGTAGAGATACATTGGTATTGAAGCCTAGACAGATAGGTAGTTCTACAGTTGTCTGTGCTTACATGTTTTGGAAAGCTTATACATCAACAACACCACTAACATTAATAATACTATCTTATAAGATTGCGAGTTCTAAGCACTTACTACATATCCATAAGAGATTCTATCAATACCTACCAGAGACATTGAAAAGACCATTAGATACTGACAATACAACAGAACTATCTTTTAAGGGTGGTGGACGTATCATAGCCGCAGCAGCAACACAAGCTGGTGGTTTACGTAGTCAGACTTGTAGTATGCTACATATCTCAGAGTATGCCTTTGCAGAGAATCCTGAGGAACTTAAGGCTACTGCTATCAGTGCATTGAATGATGGACAGTTGGTAATAGAGAGTACTGCTAACTATTACAATGATGCACTGTGGAAGGAAGTACATAAACATCAGATAGGAGAAGCAGATTGGAACTATCTATTCTTCCCTTGGTTTAGTCATAAAGAGTATTGTATGGATGACATACCGATAAGTCTTACAGATGAAGAACTGAAGTTACAGGAGCAGTATCATCTAACATTAGGACAACTATGTTGGAGAAGGGAGAAGATAAGTAAACTAGGATGGGAGAAGTTTGTACGTGAGTATCCGATGACATTGGATGAAGCATATCGTATCAGTGGTAATACATACTTTACGTATGATGACTTTGAGCATGTAGATGTAATAACTGTAAGTCCTGTTGAGTGGGTAACCTTTGAAGCCCCGAATCCAGATGATACGTATGCGATAGGTGTAGATGTTAGTGGTGGTGTAGGTAGGGATTATGCTGTAATATTCTGTATAAGTAGACTGACGTTACAAACAGTATGTATCTATAGAAGCAATACAGTAAGTCCGATACAGCTGGCAGATTACATATATGATATGAGTGTGACGTACAACAATGCACTGGTATTGGTAGAGAGTAACAACTATGGCCTGGCAACTATCCAGGAGCTATTGTATCAAGGGTTTCATAGGTTCTGGAAGGATCCACTTACTGGTAAAGACTTTCTTACAACGAGTAGAAGTAAGCCATTGTTATTTGAGAACTTGAAGAAGGGTATACAGACAGGAAGTATACGAATGATAGACAATGTAACGATGACAGAGTTAAGGTCTATTACAGTAGATGAAAAGGGCATCATAAGGTTTGGTGAAGACGTGGGTAGTCACTGTGACAGTGCAATGGCGATGACATTGGCTTATTGGTGTTTGAATAGTGTTAAGATAAAGCAGAGTGCATATTTACCGGATTGGATCATTAGTCAGAAAGCAGAGAAGCAATTGAGGACCAGTGGTGTTAGTCCAAGTTTGCATAGGAGGTATTGATGATTCAGTTGTTTAATGGTGATTGTATGGAAGCGTTTGCTGGTATGGAGGACAACCAGTATGACATAGCAATTGTTGATCCACCGTTTGGTATTGGAAACTTTATTCAAACAACAGGCAAGCATCACAATGGTGTACAACGAAAAGCCAAAAAAGTTATATGGAATAACAGTACACCTACAGAGTTATACTTTGCGGAGCTTCGTCGGGTAAGTAAGCATCAGATTATATTTGGTGCGAATTACTACAACTGTTTTGATAAAAAGCATGGTGCGATTGTTTGGGTAAAGAATCAACCGATGCCCAACTTTAGTAAAGCCGTGATAGCCAGTTGTACGTTTCACAAGAAGATTGAGTTGTATCAGCAGACATGGACAAACTTTGTAGCTGATGGTCGATGTACAAAGCATCCATGTGAAATGCCAATAGACTTGTATATGTGGTTATTAGAAAGTTATGCTAAAAAAGGAAACAAGATACTTGATACACATTTAGGGTCTGGGTCTATTGCAGTTGCTTGTCACAACCTGGGATATAGTTTAGATGGGTATGAGATTAATGCAGAGTACTTTGATGCTGCACAGAAAAGATTACATGAACATCAACGTCAACTTCAATTGTTTGCATAGGAGGTATTGATGAGTAAAGATTTATCAGTGTGTGGTGTCTGTGGGTGTGACCCATGTGATTGTCATGGTGTAGTAGAGCTGGTAGATTTAAAATACAAAGTCAAGGACAAGTATTTTAGAATCTGTGTACCCAAAAGGTTTGTAGACATTTATCGAAGCATGTATAGGTACATAGAGGTCATGGAAGCAGATGGAACTATGGTAGTGTATAATAGTGTTGTTGTTAAGAACAAGGATACTTCAAACAAGAGTATTTAAGAATCTTTCTCAGCTGTTTCTTTTGTTTCTTAGTGCCAAGTAATTTAATATATCTGTGTTTACAAACATTTGATTTTTCTAGAGTCCATCCTTTTTCAAGGGCTTGTTTAACTGTAATGTTTTTACCTTGCTGTCTAGGATGTCGAATACAATTGTTTTTGTCTTTGTAGTAGGTTGTATATTTTCGAGTAGTACCACAATACAACCAAGACATTGCTTGATACACTCCTCCATGATGACCATGTTTGGTGTCAGCAAAAGAAATAATTGCTTTGTATTTTGTTTTACCTTGTTGTATTCGATATGCCTGTAAAGCTTCAATACACTTAGAAACAATCTGGCTAGCAAGAGTTTTGCATGTTGGATGCAAAACCAGTCTGCCAAGTTCAATAATATATTGTTTGTATTCAGCTCCGTATACGTTTTCTCGTATTTTTTCAGAACATGGTATTTGAAACGCAACAACACCAACCAGTATATTGTTTTCAAAAGCACCAAAACAAGAAGCATTGTTGCTGCATGACTTTAAGTAATGATACTTAGACAACAAAGTTCGTGCTTCTTTAATGGTAATCTTTTGAATGTGTAAGACGTTTGTGGGAAATAATGACAATTGAATCATAATCTACTATACTTAAAATATATATTAGTGTAGCTGTTGTTGAGGGTAAAAGCAATGAGAACAAATAAAGAGTGCGTTGCACTAATCAAGACAGTACTAGACGAGCACAATCATTTTTGGGACAGTCAACGTGCAGAGATGAAACGATACAGAGATGTGTATGAGAATCGTTTTTGGCAGTCTGAGTATATGGACGACACGATGATACGGGTAGAAACCAGTGACTGTTTTAGTTATGTTGAGGGTTTTATTGCTTCTTTATTTAGTCGTAACCCTGCTGTGGTTATTGCAAAAGATGCGTCCATAATAGATGGAAATGCCAAGATGGCGCAAGCTGTTGTGAATCGTTTTCTGTTTGACAAACGAGAGCAACTAGAGATAGCAAGTAGACTCGCATTAATTTATCCTTCAAGTTTCCTCAAACTTTCCCCAACGGATAGCACGGACATGCTTGAGAAAGTATCCATCCGTGCGATTCCGTGTTGGGAGATTATAGTAGACATGGATTCGAGTAGTTGGGAAGAACAACGGTATATAGCACATACGTATTACTTGTCGATGCCAGAAGTAAGACAGAAGTTTGGGGCTAAGAAGTTTACGTCTATACCCAAAGTGGATTACTTTACACCCCAAGAGAAGTACACAGGTGTATCTGAGGACTTGCCAGATGATTACTTGTACATCCAGGTAGTAGAGTTTTATGACCTTGCCTATGACAAGTTGTATTTTTGGAGTCCAAACTATCGTGATGGTGGTGAACTGTTAGAGAAAAGTGAGATACCAATTCGAAGTTATGACGATAAACCAATGAGTCCTATCTGCCCATTGTTTTATGCACGTAAGCCAGAGAAGCCTATGTGTGGCATGAGTGCTGTGTGTAGGGTGTACGACCAGTTCTATGAAAAGAACATCCTTAGAACGTATTGGGCAAATGCTGTACGACGAGATTCTAGACAGTACTTGTACAAAGAAGGGTCATTGGATGAAGAAGCATTGGCTAAGATTACTGCTGGTGTAGATGGTGCAATGATACCGGTAGATGAACCTGTGTTGGATGGGATTATACGTGCAGTCGGTGTTGAGCCATTGAGTGGAAACTTTGACAGGTATCTAGACTACATTGAGCAAGACATTAACCGTGGTAGTATTCTAGCCCCATTCTCTAGAGGGGAAGCAACTAAGGCAACTGCAACAGAAGTTACAGCCCTAGCCCAGTATTCAGCATCTGAGATTGGTAAGTTGGCACGTGAAAGAGACAATGCGATTGAGGTTATGGCTATTACATACTTGCGTATCATTAGTTTGTTGGCTGAAGATAAAGAACAGGCTGTGATTGAAGTAGATGGTTTGCCCAAAGTGATTACGGTAAAAGACTTGGATGCCAAGTTTAAGATTGTGGCATTGGATCAAAGTAGCACTCCACTTTCAGAAGCCTTGAAACGAACCAATCTGGTACAGCTGTTGCCAGTACTTACACAACTTGGTGTACCACCGGAGAAGATCAAAGAGGAACTGATTCGGATTTATGACTTACCCGAATCCTTTTTAGAAGAAGTTGTTGCACCACCAGCACCACCACAAGGTATGGGTGGAGCACCACAAGAAGATATGCAAACCACACCAGGTGATATAGGCGCACAAGGTGAACTACCATCTGCCCAACTAGCACAAATGCTTAACAAACAGAGATAAAATGCCCCTATATACATTTCGATGCCACGTTTGCACAAAGGTACACGAAGAAATTGTTACCTTTGCAGACTATGAGAACGACAGCCTACCCAAAGTATGTGGTGCTGATACATACGAACAAGGTTGTGGTGGTGATATGTATCGTGTTTTAAGTGCACCAAAACCACACAGTAGCTGGGAAGGTACAGGCAAGCATGGTGCTGGTGGATACTTCTCGAAGGCATTGGGTAAACATGTGTCCAACAAGCACACTGAGAAAAAGATTATGGAAGGAAGGGGCTTTGTTTGTGAAGCAGACTTACCGAAAGACCGATGGGAAAGTGCAGTAGAAACACAGAAAGAACGTGTACTGGTACAAGATAAATCTATAGAAACATATACAAGTGCCTTAAAAAGTGGTAAAACAAAAGAAGAAGCCGTTGTTGCTGCTTTTCCAGCAAAAGATGCAGTTAGTGGCAAACTAGACAAAACCTGGGGGAACAAATGAGAGAAGAAGATATGAACATGGGACAACCATCTATGGAAATAGATGTAGAGATTGATCGTGCAGAAGGCGATGAAGAAGCAGACTTTGAGGAAATGGCTCCCAAAGGTCGATTCACAGCAAAAGCATTGAACAACTTGGTCAAAGCCACTAATCGTTTGTTGCCATTGTTTGATCAAACTCCAGACTATCCATCTTTTGATGGTGACATTACAGAATTCCCAACTGAGTTTGTACGAGTCTTGGCAATGTTTCAAGGTGCTGCTGAGGATGCTATCGAAGAAGGACTTGTCGATGACGAGTACAGTATAGACTTCGATGGTGTTACAGGTGATGCCAACGTACAAGTACTTGCTGGTAAGGTCAACAAGTTAGCCACTGACAAAGCATTCAAAAGATACCTTAAGTCTATGCCAAGTGAAGAAGAAGAAGGTGAAGAAATGGGTGTGGCAGATGACATGTCAGAAGGAATGGCAGAAGGCGATATGGATGCCTTGTTTATGGATAGAATGTAATGCCAACAATAAAGCAGTTGGCTCAAAACCCTTTGTACTACGCACATAAACAATTATTGGAAATACAAAATGACAAAAAAAGGACTATACGCAAACATTCATGCCAAGCGCAAACGCATCAAAGCGGGAAGCTCCGAAAAAATGAGAAAGAAAGGTAGCAAGGGTTCACCATCTGCTGCTGACTTTAAGAAATCTGCAAAGACTGCAAAGAAACGTAAACCAACCACAAGAAAAAGGAAATAAAATGAATAACACTACCTCCGGTACGGAGACTGTTGAGACTGTAGAAGAAAATGTAGAAACCAATGAAGTAGAAGCAAAAGAAGTAGAAACTGCTGAAACTGACACAGATGATAGTGTTGATGTTGGTGAAGAAGAATTGATGACCATTGAAGAATTGTTGGGACTCAATGAAGAAGATTACGATGAATTTACTGAGGATGCCAACCACAAAGGCATGAAACCATTGCATGAGTGGATGCAACACATTCCAGAGGATGTAAGAAAGCATGTTGCCAACATACGGAGTAGTTATACTCGTAAAACGCAAGAGTTGTCTGAAATGCGAAAAGCACTTGATTCTGAACGGTCAGAACTTATGCGACAACAAGACCATGCAGTCAACAATCCCTTCCTTAAACAAGCTGAAAAAGAACTAGCCATTGATGAAGAATACGACTTGTATACTCCAGAAGGCATGCAGAAAGAGATTAAACGACAAGCAGCACAGATGCTTCAAGAAATGATGAAGCCAGCACAAGAAGAAATGCAAATCAAGCAACGTCGTATACAGCTAGAACAGTTTAAGACAGAAAACCCAGACCTTATGGATGACCAATATCGACTTCCAGTAGCACAGATGTTGCAAGAACGACCGGAGCTTAAACTTGAAGATGCTTTCTACATTGTAAAGTCAAAGGTAGATGCTCAAAAGTTAAAGGTAGAACGTGAGCAAGTTGCCAAACAACGGTCTTCTAGACGTGAAACCTTGCGCAAAACAAGTGGTGGCAAGTCCGTTACCCCAAAAGGTACTCCTCAGTTTCGTGATGCGTGGGAAGCCTTCCAATATCACAAATCCCTTAACTCGAAAAAATAGGTAAGACGATGGCTAAAGGTAGACGCAACGTAAACAAAATTATAATCCATCACAGTGCTTCGCCACAAAGCACAACGGTTGATCAGATTCGTGATTGGCATGTCAATGGTAATGGCTGGTCTGACATTGGGTATCATTTTATAATACTTGCAGATGGTAGTGTAGAAGCCGGTCGTCATATCAACAGAACTGGGGCACATTGCAAAGGGCAAAACAAAGGTAGTATTGGTGTTTGTGTTGTAGGAAATACAAATTCTGAACCACCAACAGCACCACAAATAGAATCCTTGTGGGGTAAACTGAAGATGTTGATGGAAGATTACAATCTGGACAGACGTAACATCTATGGTCACAAAGACTTTGGTGCAACCGAATGTCCAGGCAACATGTTGTACGCATTATTACAACAATTCAAACAAGGACTGTTGGCATAGGGTTGACAGTATAAGAATTACAATTTACAATGCCTATGTTGAAGGAACTCTTTTGAGCACTCCGACGACAACCATTCCACAGGAATACGGTTTAGGCAAAACACAAACTTAAACACATAGGTAAAACAATGGCTATTAGTAATGATCTGTTGTCGTCGACCTTGTATTCCATCCGAGATGGTGAAGTTGACGAACTCTTTCAGAAAGTTGCGTTCTTAGATAACGCAAAACGATTTAACGGTATTGAGTATGAAGATGGTGGTATTAAAATCCAACGTCCCCTTTCTATCGCTGAACATTCACAAATCACAAATCTTCCAACTGGATACGAAGCTGTAAACCTTGCAGTTAAAGACGTATTGCAACCTGCTATTTATGAGTGGGCTGACTTTACTGCTCCTATCGTTATCACCAAGAAAGAAGAACTTGAAAACAAAGGCGAGAAAGCAATTGTAAAGATTGTTGAAGCGCGTATGCGTTCTGTAATGGGTATGCTTCGACGTGAGTTGAACAAGCAAATCCTTCGTGGTAACTCTACAATCCTTACCAGTGTCAACACCTTAAACGGTGCAGCCAATGCAAACGGATTCTTAGAAGCAGAAACTAAAACAACACAGAACAATGTTGTTGGTGGAGTTTCTAAGCAAACATACAATGTCAATGGTTGGACTAACCAAGTATTTGATGTTGGTGCTGCTTTTGGTACTAATGGTATCCGTGGGATGCAACAGATTGCTATTCAAGCAAACACTGTAACTCACATGGGTGAAGTCAACTGTGTATTGTTGTCTGAAGCAGCAATGGCAAACTATCGTCGTGCTTTGTTTGCACAAGAACGATTCATCAACGAGAAAACTCTTGATGGTGGACGTATGCAACTTGCCTTTGGTGGTGCTGTTGTTGAGCAAGACCTTGAATTGGGTTTCTCATACAACTCTGCTACATTAGGTGGTGCTGCTCCATTGTCTGGGTACTTCTTAAACTTTGACGGTGTTAAAATCTGTATGCACAAAGATGCAGACTTTGCCGTTTCACCTTTCGAGCACATTTCGGGAACTACTGCACGGGCTGCACAATTGTATGTTAAAATGCAATTAATTGCTGACCATCTTGGTTCATGTGGAATCTTGTTCGATGGCGACACTTTTTAAGGAGGTTTATCATGGCTACTCAAAATATAGTACAATACTTGGAAACAACTCAGTACTTTGCTGACCAACGTGATGGTTCGACTACTTCTGTTGGCCCCGAAGCAATGAATCGTCGTCAGATCGAAACGTTTATTGCTGGTGGAGTTATCGCTGCTAATGACTTAGTTGCTTTGGACTTCTCTGCAACTGGTGATGGAACAATCGGTATAACCGTAGTTAAAGCTAATAGTGGATCTGTAGACAGCATTGCTGCCTTGGGTTTTGCTCTTAGTAGTGCTGCTGCTGCTGGAGAAACTGTTGATGTAACAATCGCTGGAATCCATGTAAGTGCAAACGTTGCTGGTGCTGTTCTTAAAGGTGACCGTTTGAGCATTTCTGCTGTCGCTGGACAAGCAGATACTTATGTGAACTCAGACACTGTTCCTGTTTTGGCATATGCTCTAGAAGCAGATACTGCAAATGTTGCATCTGTGTTTGTAATCAAGCAAATGTAATTCTTGTTTCTTATCAAGCCGAAGGGGTGGGTGTTTCGCCCATCCCTTTTTTCGTATGGTGACCTATGGCTAATTTAAAAGCACTAAGACAAAAGATTAAGAACATCACTGACTACAGCCCAGAGTTGTCGCAGTTTGATGACCAGTTGGATGAACTTATCAATGATGCGTACTACAGTTTGTGGACCTTAAAACGATGGAGTTTTGCAACCGAGTTAGACACTATCAAGTTCCATACAGATATGTTGTCTACAACAGACATAGAGAATGTCACAGCATTGGTTAAGCAAGTAACTGCCAGTGTGACTAAGGGTCAACGTAGAGTGTTGTTCAGTTCCAAAATGGATAGACTGCACAACAAAGGTATATGGGAAGGACAACCCATAGAGATTGATACAATGGAATACACAATCTCAAAAGTCCTAGATGAAAACGAACTGTTTCTAGACCGGGCATTTGAAGGTACTACGAGTGCTACAAATAGCAACTGGAAGATTAAGAAACGATGGTATGACCTACCCGAAAACTGTCTTGAACTGTTGTACTTAGGTCATCGAGATTACCCATATGTAAGTGTCAGTGGGTCACAAAATCCGTATGGTAAGTCAACAGCAATCTTACCTAGACGTGAAGAAGATTTAAACTTGCGTGTAGATTACACACAGTCATACGCAGAAGCATACATTACAAGTCCAGTACAAAATATAGCACCAGCTGAACAATTAACTATTACGTTGCCAAGTGTCAGTGGTCAGTTTCAATCTGGTAAGTTTTATGAGTTTGCATGGGTTTTCTTAAAAGATGGTAAGGTTGGTGCATTGTCCGAATCTAAAGAGATAGAGATTGTAGGAGATAATAAAACTGTCCGAATCAACTTTAAGGGATGGGATGACTTAGACATTGTTGCAGATACCTACAATACCAAAGACAAAGTAGCTCCTCAATGGGAAGGCTATCGTAAAATGATTGTGTGGAACAAGAACTACAATCAGACAACCGGTGAGCGCAAAGGACTTCCGTGTTGGTTGTATGTAGTCAATGGTGGTGCAAACAGAAATGAGTCTACTTACCTTGAACCAGTAGTTGCCGAGGATACACAAGAGTTTCAGAACATTACACATCTGAATCAACTAGACAATGGTTCTTCACGATACGTAGAGATAGATGGAAACCATCAACAAATCCGACCATACCCACGTCCGATTGGATATGACTTTGAAGTAGCACAGGTGTTGGATGGTGAAACTGTAGATGTGTACCATGACTATGTACGTGAAGGTGTGATTCGATATATGGTGAAGCCACGAGATGTATTGTTGGCTACCGATGTACCACAGATGCCTTATGAGTTTCATCAACTAATTGTGTACAAGGCACTTGAGGACATCTATTTAAAACTGGGTCAGCAAGGATTGGCAGCAACATATGAAAAGAAATACATGAAAGAAATTAACAACTTAGCACGTAGATATGTTGATAAGATTGATGCACGTGTAGTTCGTGGTCAATTCCATATAGCGCATGGTCGTCCAACGTATGATGGTTCATCACTTAGGAGACTTTCATGAAACCACAACGGTTCAAACGCTTTGTTCCATGTGGTGGTGTCAATCAAGTATTGATGCCCAAACTTGGCGATGCCAACATCATTAACAACTGTCGATATGTAGCAGAGGATGGATGGTTGGCTAACGTAGGGTTTGAGTCTTGGTGGAAGTTGCCTTCCTCATGGACTGTAACTGCTGAAGTTGCATTGAAGTATCTAGAAAAGAAAGTAGATGCTGTGTACCAATGGAAGCGACAGGGTACAACTGACATCTACACTTTTGTAGAGCAGAATGGAAGTTTATATTATGTATTGGGAAATAAAGGACAAGGCGCAACGTATACTGGGTCGTTCTATGAAAACGACATTGTTGTGGTCGATAGTAATCGTCACGTTCCCAAGTTGGGTGATATTGGTTCTCAGTTTATCAACCTGGGAAGCAATCTATTAATTATCAATGGTCGAGATAGAGCACTGTTGTTTAGTGGTGATAGAGTATGGCGTGACTTTGGTTTTGTATTGCAGACTCCAAGTTGTAATCCACTAGATGTAGACACAGGCTATCAAGATGGTGAAGTTCTTAGTGGTGGTGCTGCTGTATGGTTTGGTAAAAATAGTCAGTATGGATTAGGAGATGTAGAAGAAGAAACTCCATATACATACAACTACAAGATGTCGATGATTACAGACCTAGGTGCTGAATCTCCATTAAGTGCAATACAAAGTGTAAACTGGTCTTTGCCAGCTAGTAGCCCAGATTACAGATACGGTGTAGCTTTAGACTTGCCTATAGGACAAGAAGGTGTAGTTGCTCGTAGAATATACAGGACCAAAGAGATAAACAACAATGGTGAACTGTACTACTTTGTTACACAAATCAGCGAGAACAGTAGTCGATTCTTTATAGATGCACTCCCCGACAAGTTTCTAGTTGATACAGCTCCTTCTTTTACAGCCAGTACACCTATTACAACCAACTTTCGGTTTGGGGAAGTATGGGACAATAGATTGTGGTTGGCAGAAGGTGCACGTATTGTGTACTCAGATGGTGGTATCTTTGAGCAGTTTGGAGCATTGAACTACTTTGACTTAGGCAATCAAACAGGTGGTGACATTACCCAGCTGGTTGCATTTTACAACAACCTTATTGTGTTTAGAGAAGATGCTATTAACATTATTTCGTTTGATGCCGGTTCATACAACATCAGTACCATTACAAACTCACTTGGTACTACTGCTTCCAATGCTGTTGTCATTATTCCTCAGTTGGGTGTGGTTTTTCTCAACGAGCAAGGAATCTGGATGCTCACAGGTGGATTGAATGGTGGAGCATCTATTCAGATACAGAAAATAAGTAAGCCAATAGACAAGCAGTTAAAACAACTGAATCGTCCAATGATACACAAATCAGTTGCTGCATACAGTTTCAGAGAGAAGGAAGTGTGGATTCATTGGCCAAGTGCAGATGCCACCACACCCGACACAGGGGTAGTTTTACACTTAGAGCCACAAACACCCATGTGGTCATTTAGAACTGACGTGACGACACCAGAGAACTCGTATTGGAGTGCAATGGCAACTACGGTCAATGGGTACTTCCTATTAGGCAATGACCCTAATTGGACACTTGCTGGAAGTGCAACCACAAAGAAGTTTGGTCCACTACAAGTTATGAGTGCTAATGCGTTTTGGGGTCAGTCTGCTACGGTAAGTTCGTTTGGGGACAATGCAACCTTTACAGTGACAAATACAGCGCATCCAGGTCACAACTGGGAAAGTGCATGGTACGCATATCAAGACCAAAGTGTAAAGATACGATACTTCAGTGTAGAGATGCAGATAATGTCCTATGGTGACAACCCATTCAACTTCTACTATGGCATTGACTACTCGTATAAAGAGAACGCAACCAGCACACAGAAACAAGCAAAGAGTGAAACTGTGTATACACTGAATGAGGATTCAGTTTTTGGACCAACAGACCGTACCATAACCAAAGTGCCATTCAAGGTGAATGTAAGCAAACTGGCAGAAGGTAGGTTGATCACATTGCGATATGACGTAAACTCAGAGTTGTGTGACCAGTTCAAGTTTGGTATACGTACTACAAGTGGTCAACAATGGCATTTGGTATCGTTTAACTTATTGTCTGATGCAGTTGCTATGCCAGCACTTAACCAGTCTACTAGGGTGTCACGATGAAAGTATTTACACAGGTAGGTCAAAAGAACCATGACCAAGTTAAGCCGGAAAACATTAACGACAACACACGTACAGTTGTTGGTGAGTACAATGGTAGATTGGATGGGCAGAACTTTCCAGTAGATACAATAGACAAACTTAAACTAGCACCATCAACACTAACATCACAAAGCACTTCTAATGTGTATGCTTTTAAACATGTTGGGCAAACACAGGACTACCACTTTGTACGACGATGGAATACATATGAAGGCAGTATCAATATACACCTTCCACTTTATAACTTTGACCTTCAGAACAACAGTTGGTCAAGTGGATGGAACAATCTAGAAGATATAGATGTTGCTTTTAATGATTTAGTATTAGAGTTTGAAGCTGAAAGTGGTACTTTAAATGGATGCTTTGACATAAACTTTCGGCATGGGTTTGATGTATTAGACTTTACACAAAACAATCCCGCAGTGTTTGGCAATGATTGGTGGAGTAGATGGGGCTTGTTTTGTAATGATGTGTTAATCGCAGAAACAGGTCGTGTTTATCCAAGACTCTCTAATCTTTCTGTCCCATATAAACTCTTTGTTGGTAGTCAACCTGTTAGATTGGAGCTTAGGTGGCAAACCAACAATACTCCACCAACAACAACTACACACGATACACCTTTTTCTAGAATGGAAATCTATGGTGCATCTATTTGGGCATGCAACACTAAGAGGTAGCTATGGGTAAGATTGGTAATCAATACTTTGTTGGTGGACAAGCACCAAGCGCATCAGAACTTAATGCTGTATATAATAGTGTTGCTGCTGATACAATACAAGATGTAAACCTAGATACAGAATGGGCACAACGTAAACACTTTAGTAGTAGCAACAGTATTACAAGTTTATACACGTTTGATTATGATGGAACAGCCGATTGGCCTACAACCAGTACAACGTTTACAACTATTGAAAATGTTAGTGGAACAAAGAGTAAAGTTACTCCTAACTACAGTACACATGGAAATGTAGTTGTAAGAGTACATGCGAGTGGTTTAATAGCAGAAACGGTCTTAACAGCAAGTAATGATGGGAATGGGACAAGTGGTCAAATAAACTACAACACGTTTGCTTTTCGATTGTTAATGTCTTTAAATGGATCTGGAACTCCAACAACTGTTGACATGGCAAACTGCACATATAGTTTTACTCCAAAAGCAGCCATAACAAATCAAACATTGTCAACCACATTTAAAATGTATTATAGAAGTTTTTCTTTTAGTGGCTTGTATACACTTGCACCTGGCAACGTCATAGATTCTATTGAACTTCAAGCATGTGTTGGTTTAACCAATAATCGAATAAATATACAACACAATCATATACAAGCGATTGTTGTGGAGAACTGATGGGGTATACTAAACAATATACGTATGCTAACGACACTGTGTTGTCAGCAGACAATCACGCATCAAATGAGAAGGCACTTAAAGAATATGTCAATCAAGAAATCGTTGCTGGGGACTTGGCTACTGATACCGTTGTTGGAGAGAGTATTGCTACCCCTCGTCTTATTACTTCTGTACAAACTGCTGACTTTGTTTCTAAGACTATACAAGGTGTGGCAAAAATACGATTACCACAAGAATATAGTTGGTTCACCAGCACCACTAAAAGCAGTAATCAAGTCAGTGCTACAGTTCAAGACTACCAAGCTTTAAGCAACACTGGTGCAGAAGTAGTTATTGTTAAAGACAATACTAAAATTATGATTACTTTCTATGCCAAAGCACTAGGTCAACCAAACAGTACAGTTACTAAAAGTCCTGGACAAAATCTTTGGGATAATCAATTTGTACTTCAATATGAAAAGAATGGATTGATTACAAGATTTGATGGCACAAGAGCATATGTATTTGAAAATGTATCTGTTACTCCTTCTGCTCCATTACCAGCTGTTGATGGTGGAATAAGTGGTCAACCAGCAGGTCATAGAAGCATAATGATTACTCGTATGCTAACATTAAGTACAGGTAGATATAAGTTCTCAGTGGCAGTCAATGCAAAGATAGAGAAGGGCAATATCAACTGTCAAACTTTTACAATAGAAACTTTTCATGTGTAGGTGAGAAATGCCAGTAGGTGTAGGATTATCAACGGCTGCTTTATTAGCAGCAAAAGCCGGTGGACTTTCATTAGCAGCAAAAGCCGGTGGACTTGGGGTTGGAAAAATGGCACTTGCTGCTGGTGCTGGTACTGGAATAGGCGCACTTCCAGACATTATTCCAAGTAGATACGAACGTGATCAAAAGAAAAGACTTCGTGAAATGCAACGCAAACAAGAGATGGGTGCGTTGGGATTGACGAAAGCCGAGCGTGATGCCATTGAAGGGCAGATGCGTGGAACACGTCAACAAGCACAGTCATATGCAGAAGCAGAAAGGGGAAGGCTTACACAGCCTTCTGCACAACCACAAATGGCATTGCTGGGTCAACAGATGGCTGATGAAGGAAGGCAACGTCTAGAAGCAGACTTGGCATCGCAAGTGCTAGGTATGGATTTATCACGTCAAGCAGAACAAGAGCAAGAAATAAAAGACCTTGAAGCAGCACAAGGTGAATACAGACGTAGAAGGTTTGAAGGTGCTGTAGCTCCATTCCAAGCTGGTGCTGAAACATATGTTGGGCAGTTAGGTATGGATCGAATGTTACGTGGAATGAGTCAGAATCAAATACAAAATGCAAGTAGCATAGCAGCAGCACAAGAAGTCGGAACACAGGCTGCTCAAGCTCTACTGGCAAGTCCCAATAGACAACAGATTGCATCGGAAGAATACAATATAAACCCCGAAGAACAAGAAATGCTTGGAATGGCAACTAATATACCAGTACAAATGCCTACTGGAACTGATGCACAGTTATATGATCAGATGTATACTGGATATGACATGTCAACAATGACTCCAGAACAATTTGCATTACTTAAACGACAAGGATTATTAAACACCCTTCCAGGACAAGTGAGATAACATGGCTATTCAACAAGTAGGTGGACGTGGTGTATATGTCATCACAGGTAGTGGACGTGACCCTCGCAAAACCAGTAATGGACAATCCTGGGCAGACCTTGTAACGCAACAGAAGTACATGCTTATTAAAGAAGCACAAAAGGAAGCACTTCGACAAATAGAACAAGAACAGCTGTCGTTTCAAGATAGGCAACAAAGACAACAACAACTTCAGCAAGATTTATTGAAGCAGATAGATGCAGAACGTCAAAACATTGCAGACTTGCGTGTTAAAGAGTTGACCATAAATGAAAAACGAGAACGTGACTTTCAATCATTAAGTGCTAGACAAAGAACTGGTGGTGGTGGTGGTGGTGGTGGTAGCACAAGTACTACTCAAAGTATCCCAACTAGACAAGGAGTAATAAAAGATTACCAAAACAGTATTAGTCGTTCTGAGAATACAAAAGCAAAATTGTTAAGAGAAAGAGCAAATTTAAAAGCAGCAGAAAAAGCCGGAACTAACTTACAACAATATGCCCCATCTATTATTTCTGCTAGAGAAATGCAAGACTTACAAACATACAATGATGCTGTTGCTTTAGTTGATAAAAAGATAGGTGAGCAAAACACTTTTTCTTCAGAACAACAAACCGAACTAGATACATTCAATAGAACACTTCCTGGTGACATGGATGCAGAACTTAAAAGTCGAGCAAAGAAAACCATACGAACGTCATCTGGTAGTGGTGGTGGTGGTGGTAGTCAATCAAGTGAGCCGGTCGAGCCATTAGACCCTTTTTCTTTTGCGCCAGAAATTGAACTTAGACAACAACGTATGCGTGAACTCGAAGCAGAAATGGATGCCTTAGAGTTTGAGAAACGACCAACATTTAATACTACTAATAAGATGCGTCAAATCGCTAGTGAGGATTATGGTTTAGAAACGTCTTATCGTCCTCCACAGCAAGCAGTACAAGAACCAGTTCGACAACCTAGACAAGAACCAGTTCGACAACCTAGAGAGGTAGATGGATTGTACCCTCAAGGTTCTGCATACACTCCAAGCAGACGTGCTGAAATGGATGTGCTAGGTGTAGA